CTCTGCGTGCCGGTGAGAATGTCGGTGAGCTGACCGAACCAAAGGATGGCGAACGGCTTCACAAGACCTGTCGGGTCGATGGGAATCTCGGTGGATTCCGGCACACCTTCCAGGAAGACGCGGTTGTTCGGCACCGACTCCTGGATGTGATCGAAGATCGCCGTCTGCCAGTTGATGATGGACTTGGTCATCAGCGGCCACCGAGGCGTCCACGCAGTTCGGCCAGGACCGTGTTGTAGGCGTCGAAGACCGCGTACATGGGCGTGATGCCGTGCCGTGTGCCGAATTCCTGGAACGGCGCGTAGTACGGGGCCAAGGACTCCCACCCGAAGCTGATCTTCAGGATGTCCGTTCCGAAGTCACCGGTGCCCATGACCTGCCGTTTCATCGCTCCGGTGTCGACACGGGCCTTGGCCCGGACGATGCCCTCGCCACGCCGTCGCGCATTCGACATGTCGAGAATGAGCTGCCTGCGGGACTTGTTCAGGTGGTCGATGACGAAATCGTCCAGCCCGGTGTCCTGCTTTCCGTGCGGCGTACCTCCGGGGTAATAGCGGTGGCCACCGCCGAACCGATAGTTGTACTTGAACTCAATGCCTGCCATGTCGGCTTCCTCCCTATCCGCAGTTGCACCCGGTGGTGATGGGCGGGGGCGTGTTGAACGATTCCACCGGCTGCATCGAGTACGGCGGGGGCAGCACGTTGGGGTGTGCCACGTCCACGTCGCACAGGAGGTTCCTCAGCCACGGCGCCGACGACATCATCATGTTGCGGACGTGGAAGACGAAGTGGGTCAGCTCCTGATCGGCCGGAGAATCGATCACCCTCAGCACATCATGCGCGTGGATGGGTGGCGCCTCCTCTTCAGGGATCTGGAAGCGGACGGCGTGGGCGATACCCGAGTCGCCTCGGATGGTCTTCACGCGGGCTCGCCAGTCCTTGTTCGTCGCGGCGCGCGCCTGGCCCCGGTACAGCAGGACCATGGGCGGAGCGTCGAGGCCGCCGGTTGCCGGGTCGTAGCTGTAGTTCGCCACGTCACCCACGCGCCGGAAGATCTCGCACACGATGAACATGTGGCCGATGGGCACGGAACGCTGGTGCCATGCCCACCGGGGATCGAGTGCCCGCCGGTTCAGCAGGGGTGCCATGGTCTTCTCCTCACACGTGTCCGCTGCCGAATCCGGCGCCACGGTCCTTCGATCCGGCACATCCGCAGGCGCCCGCGTACGAGGTCATGCAGCAGCGCTGGGGGAATCCGCGCAGCGTGTACGGCAGGCAGTCCAGCGGGTAGGGCTGGAAGTCGACGATCTGGAAGGCGTACTCGTCCTCGCTCTGCTCGTCGTCACGTTCGGCGTCGTCTCGTAGCTGACGGGCTCCGGCCAGCAGGGCGTTGGCCACCTTGGCGCCGTCGGTCTGAAGGTCTTCGGTCTTGATGACCTTCGAGATCAGGGCTTCGGAGTTGGCGACGGCGCTGATCGCATCGGCGGCGGCACGCTTGATCCGACCGGCTTCCGACGGGCGCGAGGCGTAGAGGCGCAGCAGGGCACGCAGGTGCGCGTCCGAGAACATGTAGGTCGGCACGCCTTCGCCGGTGAAGTCGACGCGCTCGACATCGGGGATGAGGGCCCGGACGGTACCGATGTCGGTGTCGTAGTCCGGGGGATAGACGGAGACGTTGTCGGCCATGGACCGAGTATCTCCTGAAGGATCACGGAAACGGGGTTCTCACCGGCAGTTCTGGCACAGCCGCACCAGGGCGCCCTGCGTCCGGGGAAACGGGCTCCAGCAGGACCGGCAGAGGGCGGCATGCTGAGAGGGCCCCTGAGAGGCGTTCTCACTCCCATCCGACTCCTGGTGCGCAGGAACCACTGCGAGGCGCTTAGGCGGGCACGCAGCCTGGTTCTCGGGCGTCCCGCTGGCGAAGCCCAGGTCGTCGAGCAGAGAGATCTCTTCCTCCTCGCCCGAGGCTCCGCCCGAGGGCTCGCAGTGTGAGAGAGAAGAGTTTTCTTCGAGGACAGTCTTCTTAGAGACTGCGGGCTGAGCCGACTGTCGGGTATCCCGGCACTCGGGGCTGACCTGCGGTTTTTCCTCCACGCACTCTTCCGACCTGGGGCTTTCGGAATCTTCACCGAGTGCGGGTTTTCCGGCACTCGGCTCACCTGAGCATCCGCTGGTCCGGGGCCCCAGGTTCACCACGACCTTCCCGGCGTCCGTCTTCGGGCGGGACAGCTTCGTGAACCGCGCCTTCGAGCGGTTGCGGGCGGTCTCCGTGGGCTCGATGAGGCGCACATCCATGACGAGCGTCTCGGACCGGACCGTCTCCAGCAGTTCGGCCACCTCCTCGTCGGACGCGGGCGTGTCGTACGTCACGATCTCGGTGGTCCACTGCCCCGCGCCGCCGATCTGGACGCGGAGCTTCACGACGTACCGGGCCGCCTGGAGCAGGCCCATGGCATTTGCCAGAGCCTCCCGGCCGTATCCGTACTTCCTACCGACGCGTTCCAGCGTCATGTCCCAGCCATCCTTCTGACGCAAAAGCACCGTGAGGAGACCGAGCGCCATGAAGTCCAGGTGCTGGGCGTCGTCGATGGTCGCATTGGGGATCATGGCGAAGCTGCGCTGCCGCCCGTGCCGGGTTCGTGCCACCAGGTCTCCACTCCTCTGACCTGCGTTGCTGGCCGCGCAACACCCCGTGGGATACCATGGGCAGCATCGCTGATCGATAGCGATTTTCCAGGGAACCCGGCCTGACTCAGCGGTCATCGAAGGCCGGGTTTTCTGTTTCCCATCCTACCTTTCGGGCAGCAAAAGCCCCAGAAAACCCCTGGGTATTGCCAAGGTTTCCCTGTTGCTGCCTATGGTGTGCCCATCGTCGCGCGAAGTACCCTGGTGCAAGGCATGGCCAATGATTTAGCCTTCGCGCGAAATGGAAGGAGGCGCACGTGCCTGCACTCTGCACACCCGGCGTCCCTCAGCGATGGGAGGCGGACGACGAGCCCGGAGACATGAGCGGCGAGGAGGCCATAGCCGCGTACAGGGAGTGGAGGGCCCGCGTCATCGGGGGCCACGACACTCGCGTGCACGACATGCTCGACCTCCTCGCCGAAATGCGAGAAGAGCCCGGTCTCTAGCCGGTCACCTCGGCCCACACCTTCTTGCCGCCGAAGATGCGTTCCCACCCCCATGCGCTCGACAGGGCGTCGACCAGGGCGATGCCACGCCCCGACTCGTCGCTGTTCCCTGCGCGCGGCGCATGGGGCTCTTCCGGGGAGCGGTCCCGTACTTCAAGACGGACTGCCTGATCCCCGATTCTGGTGATGCTCGCGCCGATCCGGGGAGTCTCGGTGTGCAGGATGGCGTTGGTCATCAGCTCGGACACCACCATGGTGATGTCGTCGATCAGCTCGTCAAGGCCCCAGGTCCGCAGAGCCAGGGTCATATCGTGACGAATCTCCCGTACCGAAGTGCGCTCGGGAGGGTAGCTCTTCTCGTACTGCTGCGGCCCCACAGATACTGCTGTCATGGTCATCGCGCGGCTCCATCGCTCGCGTTCAACGGCGTGTGGCGCCGACGGCGCCACCTGGTTGGTATGACTGAACTTTCCCCGTTGTGCCAAGGTGCCGGAAGTGTTCCACCCAATCGGCATGATCACCGCAAACTCACCCTGACACTGACGTGCTGAACAGACTCTCGCGCAGATGCGGTAATGACAAGTCTCTCTGTGACATAATCTCGCTATCGCGAACAAGCGTTCCACCTGCGGGTGGCGCGGGCTCGCCAAAGGAGAAGACGTCAGTCACACAGGGCACAGGAGAAGACATGGCTTACAGGGGAATCGCCACCATGCGGAAGCGCCTCATCGGCTCGAAGCTCCGCCGCCTCCGCGAGGACCACGGCATGAGCATCGACGCCGTGGCGCAGCAGCTCGGCGTCGGCAAGAGCGTGGTCTACCGTCAGGAGACAGGTCACACCGCCACCTCGATCGCCGACGCCAAGACCTACCTGGACATCTACGGGGTCCAGGATCCGGTGGTCCGCGACCGGATGCTCGCCCTCGCCCGTGCCTGCCGGGTCCGTGGCTGGTGGTTCGCCTACGGGGAGACCGCCGGTGACGAGCACGTCGACCTCGCCGACATCGAAGACCTGTCGACCGAGTTCCGGATCGTCAACCTCAGCGGCTTCCACACGCTGCTGGAGACCGAGGGGTTCGCCCAGGCCTCCCTGTCGGCCTCCCGTCCCGTCCTGGGGCAGAACTTCCACATCGACGACGTCCTGGCGCTGCGCTCCAAGCGCCGCCAGATCATGGATCGCGAGGACGCTCCCAAGGTGTGGGCCGTCATCGGGGAATCCAGCCTCAGCCTCACCTTCGAGGACCCTTCGATCATGATCAACCAGGTGAACCACCTGCTGGAGCTGATGGAGAGGCCGAACGTTTCTCTTCAGCTTCTCCCCTCTTCCAGCGTGGGGAACTTGGTGGTCGAAGGGTTCATGAGCATCATGGGCTTCGACGGAACGCCCGACGGTTCTGTGGTACACACGTACCGGTCTTTCAGTGACCACCCGGACCAGGTGAAGGAAGACCTGCACAGGTTCACCTACATGCAGTCCCACGCCCTGTCCCGGAGCGAAACCCGTCACCGCCTCGAAGCCATCGCCAGCGCGATGCGCCAGAACACCAAGGAGAGCAGCGCATGATTCACGACCAGGGTGCCACCGGCTGGCACAAGTCCAGCTACAGCGCGCAGAACGGAAACTGCGTGGAGCAGGGCGTCTCGGCATCCGGTGAACTCGCCAAGGTCCGCGACACCAAGGACTCCGGCATCGGTCCCGTTCTCGACTTCCACCCCACGGCGTGGGCGAAGTTCGTGGAGTCCGTGCGCTAGGGCTGAAACCGCCCGGCAAGGGCCCGGCCGTTCTCTGTGAGCGGGCGGGCCCTTCCTGTTCTACGGACTCGTTCCGTCGGTCAGGAGGCCGAGGTTCGCCAGCGCCGTCAGCAGGCTGGCCAGAGCCGCGTTGCCGCCCCTGGATCCCGTCACCGTCTGCTTGGCCACGGCTGCCGACCCATGGAACCCGAGCGTATTGGTGACGCCGTTCAGGGTGTGCACCGGAACCGCCGAAGCGCTTCCCGCGACCAACGGGCCGGTGAAGGTCGCTCCGCCCAGCTTGGCGTACTCCGCAAGAATCTCGTTGCTGGAGGCAGGTCCTACACCGAACTTTGCCGCCGGGATGATGCGGGCCTGGGTTGTATCTGACAGATTTGTGGCTGATCGGGTCATGGCGATGAAGGCGATCAGGATGCCGTTTCCGGGGAGGAACGGGTTGACCACGTGGGCTGCGGTGCCGACGGCGGCGAGAGCGTCCGCGAGAGTGTTGTAGACGATCTGGCCGTACTGGGATACGTAGATCTCGGCCACACCGTCGTTGGTGGGGAAGAGCCAGAGCCGCTGCACAGTAGACCGGTTCGCGCCACCCCCGATGGGCGACAAGACGCCGTTGTTGTCGTAGTTGGCGGGGTCAAGATTCGGGGTGGGGAGTTCCGCCAGGACATTGGTGGCCCGAAGGATCTTCAGCCAGGAGGCGGGCTCCGCACCTACGGTGGATACCACGTGAGGTTCATTGGTGAGGATGCTGTCGATGTAGTGATTCCAGCCCCGCGAGAAGACCTTTCCCGGGCTGACGTTCACCGTCAGGTTGCTTCCCGCTGCTGACACCAGGTTGCCGGAGATGTTGAAGGCGCCGATGGCGTCCATCAAGTCGTAGAGCTGGTTCACAGGCTGCTGAATGATGACGGGAATCGACTGCTCGACGATGATCTGCGAGCCGAACAGGGTGGTCACACCCAGCACCAGCATGGTCCGGCGGTCCGATCCGCTGGGGCGGGTGGGCTGCTGGATGACATTGAGTTCACTGTCCAGCAGCCACCAGGTGACAGCCCGCGACTGAGCCTCCGATTGCAGCTCGACCGTCATGACGGACTCCGTGAGCACCTCGGTGACGACCGGCTCTTCCGGGGTGTCGGCGTAGTTGACGATGAAGCCGTGCAGGGGGGAGATGTCGATGGCGAGCGGGTTGGACGGATTGACCGAGATGTCGCCGCCGCTGGTGATGCCGGTGTTGAGTCCGGACGCCCTGAGGTCGGCGTCGGGTCCGGCAGGGCCCTGAGGTCCGGTCGCGCCTGCGGGTCCCGCCGGTCCCGCAGGACCCTGGGGCCCAGGAGGGCCCTGAAGGGGCTGCCCGGGGCTCGGAGCAACCGGGGTGGTCAGGAGATCCGTGATGTCTACAGGGTCGTCGCCAGAGGGCAACGAGAAGATCCAGGTGGTCCACACGCCGTCGATGAATTCACGGAGCTGCCACGACCGGCTGGCTGGTGTCACGTCTGTCGCGTCAGTGGTGACCAGATCGAGCGAGAACTCGCCTGCCGCGAGAAGGCGTGAGCCGCCACCGGTAAGAATCTGATTTCCCGCGCTGTCACTCCACCGGTTGGGGATGGGCGTGAAGAGCACCTTGCCCGTCTGGGCTTTCCCGGTCACCGGGTTGATGTACTTCCCGGTGACAGTCCGGGTTGTGGGCAGAACCATGGGCATCTCCCGTCATCCTGAGGGCCATGGTATCCGCGAGGTGCACACAAGATCCGATCATGTGGAACACGCAGGGGGTGGCGGCTACCAGGGGTGACGGTGAGCTACCCTGTGTATGTCCACGTCGAAGTCCGTCTTGTCGGTCTTCCGTTGAAGAGCCCCGCCGTGTGCGCCTCGGTGGGGCTTCTTCATGCCCGGAAATTAGAAGAGGCCCCCGAATGAACGGGGGCCTCTCCCGGAAAGGAGAAAGACGACATGTCGACCTGGGTGAAGAGGCCAAGCAGGCGCGCTTTCAAGGTCGACCATACACGCATTTCCCCGTATCAACCAGAAGCCCCCCGCCGTGTAGCTGCGGGAGGCTTCCAGGGTGGTTACCAGGGGGAATGGCGCTCTGGCCCCCACCTGACCCCGTGCCACCCCAGGGGATGGTCAGGGGTGGCGAGGGTCAGTCTCGACTACTTCGAGGCGGGCGGCTGCTTGTCGGCAGGCTTGGCCTCGACGGCCTTCGGCGTGGTCGGCGCGGAGCGGACGGTGATCGGCGCCGCGAAGGAGCCACCACCGGTCGGCGTGCCGTCACCCAGGGAGACCGCCACCGCGCTGTTGTCGATACCGGCGGCACCGACGATCGAGCGGACACGGTACTGGATGTCGTCGTGCGAGAACGAGCCCTCGAACGCCGAAACCTCGCCACCGCCGAGCGTGCGGCCGGTGTCACCCATCACGCGGACCTCGGGGGACTCGTGACCCCGGAGGAAGGCGGTGACGATGGCCGGTCCGCGCTCGGTGGTGCCACCGGCCGGAACCAGGTACCACGTGGTCGCGGCGTCGGCCGACTGGTCGATCAGCGGGAGCCACTGGCTCTCGACGACCGTGAAACGACCGGCGATCGGCGACGCCACGTTGATGCGGATCTCGTTGCCCGCGCCGTCGGTGGTGACGCGCATGTACGTGGTCGCCTGGGCGATCTCGTGGGCGGTGAGAGCCAGCGACGGCGGTACGAGCAGAACGTAGTTCTGCACACGGACCATCCGGCCGTTGACGTTGCGCATGCCGATCTGGGTGATGGCCTGCTCCAGCGCCTCCAGCGACAGCGGCGGGTTGTTCGTCACGTAGTTGCCGAGCGGCACCTGCGAGCCGAAGTTCTCCGTCGTGTTGAAGAAGTCCGGGTTCGGGCCGGTGCTCGTGGCGAGCACGCCGGTCGTCAGGACGTCCTCGGTGTCGCGGGCCCAGCGGGCCATCTCCGACGGGAGCTGCTGGAGAACGCGCAGCTCGTCGTTGAGGAAGGCCTCCCACGAGAACGGGAAGCGCGCGCCGTACTTGTTGACGAAGTAGTCGCTACCTTCCGTGGTCAAGTTGAAGGTCGGGTACTCGGTCAGCTCCGGGATCCGGGGGAGCGCGCGCACGTGACGCTCGGCACCACCGTTGTGGTCGGGGAGCTGGTCCATCTGCGAGTCCCAGCGAACCAGGCGCGCCGGACGGAAGTCCGGAACCGTGGTGCGCTGCGAGAAGGTGGGCCACTGCTGCGGCAGATCGGCGTACTGGCCGAGCATCGACGCCTGCGAGACCGCCTGGAACAGCAGCGGGAAGTCGCCGGAGCTGACGGCCTCACGGAGGCGACCCATGGCCATGTGCTGGCCGGTACCCGCCTCGCGGATGGTACGGATCAGCTCCATCGGCTTCTTCATCGCAGAGATCTGCGACATGGCCCCACGCTTGATCAGCTCGCGCCGAGTTCGGTGGGCCTCCGCGATCTTGGCGAACTCGCGGTTGTTCGTGTTCTGGATGCCGTCGAGCGCCGCGAGGAGTTCGAGTTCGTTACCCATGGTTCTCTACCTCCTTTCAGGAGCCGGTGGCGATGTCGGGAACAGCGTTCACGACGCCGGTGAGGGTCTGGACGATGTTGACGATCGGGATCGGACGGAGGGGGTTGCCCAGACCGTCGAGCTGCATCATCTTCGTCCAGCCGATGATGGTCCCGAAGAAGTGGTCACCGGCCGCGACCGTGAGCTGACCCGGCGTGGAGCCCGAGGCAGCGGTGATGCTGACCGTGGTGCCCGAGCCGTGCACGGCGGGGTCGAAGTCCTGGACCGGGATGGCCCAGGCGCCGCACAGCGCGATGGACGCCCAGCCGGGCTCCAGGGAGTTCGCCGTGTTGCGTGCCTGCGTGACGGTCAGCGAGCCGATGGTGTAGTCGACGGGAACGCCGCCGACTTCCTGGGCTACGCCGACCAGGTCGCCGATGAGGACCGGGTCACCGTTGCGGGTGGGGTCGTCGTTGACGGCGGGGTCGTCGCCCCGCAGCGGGAGGGGCAGGCTGATCCACTGCCCGTACTTGAAGACTTCGTTGGTCGCCATGGCTCAGAACTTCCCCAGGAGGACGTCTTCGATGGCCGAGAAGTCATCGGACGTGCGCTTGCGCTGCGTCATCGCCGACTCGGAGAGTCCGAGCGACGTGCCGCGCACGTGCAGTTCGTCCTTCTTGATCTCGCCGTTGGACGACTCCGACAGGACGGAGTTCAGGTACTCCTTCTCGCGCTCGATCGACGAGTCCAGGTCCTGACCGGCCTGGTAGTTCTCGGCGAGGCGGACGCGCGAGGAGTTCGGCAGGTCGGCGGCCAGCAGCTTCGCAGCCACCTTGCCCGCGCTCTGCGCCTCCTGAAGCTGGCGGTCCTGCTCCTTCTGCTTGTCGCGCAGGAGCTGGGTGAGGTTGGTGATGGCCAGCGTGAACCGGTCCATCTTGCCCTCGTAGGACTCACGGAGAGCTACGACCTCGGTGGTGAGGTCCCGGTCCGTGACCCCGGACGGGGCGGTGGACGCCGTGGTGACGCCGCCGCCCTGCACCGAGGGCGACGCGTTGCTTTCGGTCATGTAAATCAGCCTTCCTCCGGCCCCAGGGCGAGTGACCACATCCACAGACAGTCCCTCACGGATACTGCGCACAACGCGGCCGGTCGCCGTGTCTTCGATTTCACCCGCAGCCCGGATGGACAGGCCCACATGGTGGGCGAGAGAGCGGATGCGGTCCTTTACGTCGTCGAGAAACTGGATCCTCGCGAACAGACCACGACCGTCGGTCGCCTCTTCGTAGACTGCGCCGTCGACCAGGTAGCCCGCAAGATCGCGGACACTTCGCTCGGGGCGTTCCATCTCTTCGGTGTCCGTCGGGTGATCCAGGTACACGTGCGTACCCGCAGGGAAAGCGATCGGCCCATCGCGGCGCAGCACTTCGGCCGGGTAGTAACCCGAGCTTCCTTGTACATCAGCTTGGATGAGGCGGGCTCGCCAGATTCCCTTGGACTCCACCCCTATCGGGATGAGATCCAGGGTTGCCGATTCCGCCAGGGTGGCGACAACCACGTTTGCATTCCTAACGGCTAGCACGTGTGACAGGACACAGGGTAACGCGTCCAGCCCTGGAAAGGATCAATCTGTCGTATCGCTGTCTTCGCCGCCCTCTTCGTCGCGAAGTTCGTGGTCTCCCATCGACATCGGATCGACCTCCGGCGGAGCACCACCCTGCGACCTGCCGGAAGGTGCCGGATTGGGCGTCTGCGCTGCGGTGTTGGGCTGGAGGATGTAGGGGAGATCCTCCGGCTTCGGCGGGTCCTTGGGGAAGTCGTCCCACTTGTCGTGCCACGCGTCGAGCACCATTGCGCGGGATTCGGAAGCCGAGAGAATTCCCAGTCGCACAGCCATGTTGATGGCCTGAAGGCGACGGTGAACGGGCTCTTCGGAGATCTCGGGCCACCGCAGACGGACCTTCAGACCGAGCAGCCTGAAGATGATCGTGAAGGCCTCGTCCATCGCCTTCTGGCGCGCCTGCATGACGAGAATGGTGGACGTGTCGAGCGCTGCCGCCGTGGCCCGCGTTCCGAGAGTCGGGTCCTCGGTGAGAGCGGGAAGGGGAACATCCAGAGCGGCGGCGATCATCGCGGCGAGAGGCCGACCGGCGTCGAAATCGACTGCTGTGTTACGGCCGACGGCCGTCAGATCCTGACCGGATCCCAGGACGGCGGAAGCACCGATCGCCAGGGGCTGTCCGGTCGACGGGTCGGTGCGCGGGGCCTGTGCGAGCTGCGCTGCGGTCCGGCGCACACCACGCGACTTCTCGCTTGTCACCTTCCAGGCGAAGCGGGCGTACGCCTTGGTCAGGGTGGCGCAGTTCTCCAGGTACTCCTTGTACGCCTTCGTCCACCACACGGCGGGCAGCACGTCGGGGATCCCCCAGCGCCAGCCGACGAGGCGATTGAAGGCGATGTGCACGATGACCTTGCTGTGGTCCACAGGGTCGCCGTCGATCCGGGTGCGGACCCGCTTGCGGTCGTTCTGGTCGACGAGGCTGTTCGTCGGGTACCAGACCGAGGTGTTGCGGAAGGCGACGGACTGGGCGCCGTCCCGGTTCATGTTGGTCCACGAGCGCCCTCCCCGGTTGAAGTCGGGGTCGGTCGTGGGCCGTTCGTCCACGGCGGCGCCGGAGTCGAGTTCGAGATCCCAGTCGTTCCATGTGCGCCGCAGGTAGAGGATGCGTTCCCGGTTGCCGCGCTGGGAGACGGCTTCGGTGATCTCCTCGAACGGCACGCGCTGCACCGTCTTGTTCTTCTTGTCGACGAGGAAGAAGAGGTTGCCGTCGGTGGCCGCCGTCATCTCGATCTCCATCTGGGCGAGCGAGCCCGTCAGGACATCGTCGAGACCCGGCGGGAGGGTCGGCTCGACGTTCACGCTGCGGGGGCGGCCGGGCCCTCCGGAGACGAACTCCTTGGCCACGACGCTGACACCGGATCCCCAGATGTATCCGGTGCGGACCTTCAGTCCACGCTCGACCAGGGGGTTCACGGTGGCGACGGCACGGCACAGTTCCGAGGCGCGGTGGAGTCCGTCGAGCGTGAAGGAGTTGGCCGAGTCGGCGACACCCGCGAGGGGACGCCATCCGATGTCTTCGAGTGCGAGCTGAGCCGTGGAGAACTCACCGGCCTCCTGAATCATCTCTTCGGAGACCAGGCCGGTGAGTTCTTCGTTGCGCGCTTCCAGCGAGTCGACGAGCGCTCTTACCTGCTTGTGAGACAGCTCTTCGAGGTTCATGCCGTCGTAGTCCATAACCCCAGAATAATCCGGATCTTATTCCGGGGTTATTGGTACGACCTGCGAGTTCAGTTCTTGGTCAGGGGGACGTTGGGGGCTTCATCTCCGGGGGTTCCGTCGATGCTGACCGGCTCCTGCGGCGGGCACTTCTTCTCCGGCAGGCATTCCACGATGCCGGGTCCGTCGTTTCCGACGCCGAGCTTGGCGATGGACGTGACCACCGAGACCAGGACGGCGAAGACGGCGACGGAGCCCATGGTGGACCAGGGCAGTACGCCGAGACCGTTGTCGGTGAGGTCGGTGGCGGAGAAGACCACGAGCTGGGCCAGGATGGCCTGGGCTCCGGTGAAGACGGAGCGTTCTGCCGTGGCGACCCAGAATCGCCGGTCGGTGAGCAGGGACGTCTTGTGGGGCTGAGACATGGGGACACCTCGTTTTGCTAGCACCGTTCCGCTTGTGGCGGGCGGTGAGGCGCTCCACTCCTGAAGCGCCTGTACCAGGGTTCCATGATCAGTCACAAGAGTGAGTTATTTACACAATTTCGTGGCGTCGCTTGACTTCCGGACTTCGGCGTGCATCTAGAACGGCGAGATGCTCAGATCCTCATCCATGTAGTCGTCGAGGTCGCGGGCGAAGTCCTCAGCCGTCTCGGAATAGGTGTCGCCGATCTGCGGACCGCTCGCCACCGGCGCCGTCGCGTACGCCAGCGCGTCGGCGAAGTCGGGGGAGCGTCCGTGCTTGGAGCGCATCTCCTCCTTCGGCGCGATGTACAGCTTTCCGTTCCGGATCGAGTAGAAGATGATCGCCAGGTCGTCCTTGAGCTGCTCGTGCTCGTCGACCTTCACCGATCCGTTGCGCATCATCTGGCGGAGCTGGTCGAACCAGTACGCACGCGCATTGCCGTAGCCGTGCACAGAACCGCCCAGGTCGGTCGGAGCCGACGCGGAGCCGTGCATCTCGTACACCGAGTACCAGGGCTCCGGAAGGAGCGCCAGGCGGGCGTTCAGCGTGTCGACGACACCGGCGCCCAGGCCGACGGCGTCGACCCGGATCTCCACCCACGACGACTTGGTCCGGTCCTTGATCTCCTCGGCCAGGTGCAGAACCTGGTGGGCCGACGACGTGGTGTCTGTACCGGACCATGTGGCTTCCACCCGCGCGGTCCGTCCGGCGTACGACACGACCACGTTGGAGTCGGAACCGAAGCGGGCGACGTCGACACCGAGCCGGAGCACTCCGCCGCGCATCTGGGGAGTAACGTCCTCGAAAGCCTGGGAAACCAGCGACGGAGCGAAGAGCGAGGACTTCGATACGTCGGGAAACTCCGCCATAACCTTGGCGATATAGCGGGGGTCCTTGTTGCCCCAGGCCTGGAGTCGCTCCTCACACCACTTCTTCGAGACCAGTACGTCCTTCAGCAGATCAGGCACCGGCTCGCCGGTGAAGTTCGGAGTCGAGTGCGCGGGCACCGAGATCCTGTGCCACATGTGGGCCATCTCGGGCTTCAGGTAGACCTTGCCGAACTCGGTGTTGCGGTCGTCAGGGTTTCCGATGGCGAGGATGCGGCAGCCTTCGGTGGTGGTGATGGCCTCGACGCCCGTCCAGATTTCCTCCGGCACACCGCAGGCCTCGTCGATGACGACGAGCACGTAGCGGCGGTG